TATTCTCCGTTTGATAATACACAAAGAGGTCTCACAATTGTTTACGAAAAAACTAACGGCTTTTTTAGTGTAGAACAATACATGTTTATACCAAATAAAAAACGAGGCTATGAATGTCTTGTAAATGGTAAAGACTATACTTCTAAATAATCAGCTAATCTTTGTACGAAAATAGAATGTGGTAGTTCACCATTTTCTATTCTGGTTACAACAGAAGCATGTGTTCCAACTTCATCTGCTGCTGCTTTCTGTGTGACATTTAGAAGCTTTCTTTTGATTCTTATTCTGTCAAACACACTATAATTATTTTTAGTGCTTTCAAATTCATCAAGCAGCTCTTTGAAAACTTTTTCTGAGTTAGCTTTTTTATCATTACAAATAAATGATAAATATTGTTTTGTAACTCCAAGATTCTCGCCAATAGCCCTAAAAGACTTGTTACCAAAAATATGTTCTTTCTGTATTTCTTTTACATCTAATCTCATAATAATATATCTTAAATGTTTTTTTTATATTTGACAAGTGTTGACAAATATTATATATTATTTGTGGAGGTTAGCTATGGCAGTAAGAAAAGAAAACCTTAAGAAAGGTTCTGGCTTTTTCAAACAACAGCATGAACAAAATGTTGAAGGCATGAAAAAGAAAAGAAAGAAAGCCGTAAAAAAAAGAAAAGAAACATATGCTAAAAGGAGGAAGGGCTAATGTTTTATCACAATAATGTCAAAGAAGATACTAGCGAAAAAAGAAAACAAAGAGTAGCTAGAGCAAAAAAAACTAGAGAAGCTTATTATGCAAAAAAGAAATCTAGTAAGGAGGTAAAAAATGGCACTAAAAAAAGTTGATGAAGGAACAAGAATCGTATCTATTGATAAAGTTATTGGTAAATCCAAGAACGGAATCGAAGTCAATGGAGTAGCTTACTGGTATTCGAAAAAGTCTGGTCAGTCAGTCCTTTATGAAGCTGGTGATGTTGTTCAGTTATCATATACACATCTTGTAGATAGCGAAACAAAAGATAATGTTTTTATGATACAAGACCTTGATAATACACCAGAAGATAAAGACAAAATGATTGATAAAGCCATAGGTGAACATGTATCAGAGTTTGATGCAAAAGTTCCAAATGGTTTACCAAAGTTTAGCAATAACAATCAACCTTTAGATAAAGATGAAAAAATCACAAATATGAACATCTTAAATAGAGCAGTAGATTATTGTATTGCAACGGGAAACTTGTCAGATGCAGATATCTTAGAAAGATGCAATCGATTTAAGAAAATGTTATCTGAATTTTAGTATATAATATTTGTGGGGAATACTCTTCTATAACTACCTCCTACAGAAGAACCATGTATTCCCCCATAGGAGGTAAATATGGATAAACCAAATTATTATTCGGTAATAACAGCAGAAGTGAGATACGATAAAAGACTTACTCCTTTTGCTAAATTAATTTATGCAGAGGTAACAGCACTAGCAAATAAAGAAGGTTATTGCTGGGCAAACAATTTTTATTTTGCTAAAAACTTTGAAACAACAGAACGAACTGTGCAACGAGCATTAGCACAACTTGAAAGGTATGGTTATATTAGAAAAAAACTTTTAGATGATGGTCAGAGAAAGTTATATATTGGCTCGACAAAATTGTCGTTAGAGGGTGACAAAACTGTCATAGAAAACCATGACAAAAATGTCATACATAATACTACAAGAGAGAATATTAAAAAAGAATATATATATAAAAGAGATTTAGAAGATTTTAAGATTTTCTGGAATAAGTTACAAGGTAGAAAACTACAAAAACCTTCTGCTTTAAAAGCATACTGTCAAATAGATACCGAGTTGTCGGCAGAAGAGTTAGCTCAAAAATTTAACGAGCTTTTGCATTCAAGAGAAGAAAAGTATGTGCCATATCCACAAAAGTGGTTAAAAAACGAAGGGTGGAATGATGAAATAAAAGAAGAATCTTCTGGCAAGGCTTGGATGTCGGATTCGGGAGTTTATAGAGATGCTGATGGTTACATTATATCAAAAGAAGAATACGAACAAACTAACAAATAAGTTGAAAAACCTATTGAGATTTTTTATAATATGGAGGAATCATGACCACAAACGAAGTACAAGATACTCTACTTTCAGATAAAGAGTTAGAGGTAAAAATAATTAGAGATGCTTTGCATATGCATAAGCTATGGTTTAAAGATGGCAAAATAATGCCTCGTTATCTTAACAAGCTATTAGAGCTAATGGATAAATACGAAAACAAAGAAACTCAAATTTTAACTAAATACAATTTATCTGGAGATATTTATGACACAAGTAGTAGCGAGTAATACTGAACTACAAGAAAACAATTATGCAAAATTAGCACCTATGCTAGAAAGACTTAACAACATAAACCTTGCAATACTCAAAGGTAGATTAGAAAGAGGCATGTATCTAGCAAAAATAAAACACGATAAAGTTTATCAAGGTTATGATGGTTGGGTTCATACATGGGTAGAATTTTTAGACAACATTGGAATTGCAAGAGAAACAGCAAGACAAGATATGGAAATATATGCTGAATTTGCGAACTATATTCAAGCTAACCCAAAACTTGCAGAAAGCTTAACTTATGAGAGACTGGTTAGATTATTGCCAGTAGTAAAATCAAATCCAGAAATTAAACCAAAAGTTTTAGAAATGGCTAGTACTGCAAGTAGGTTTGATTTTGATAACAACATTAAAGAATTAAAAGGACAAACTCCAAATGATAAATGTATAAATCCTAGTGATTGCACAAGTCCAAAAATCATTTTGGAAAAATGTCAAATATGTGGAGTTACTTATCGCAGGAAAGACTTGGAATAGAGGATTTGAAATGAACAATAAATTTATAGAGGAACATTCTTTGGACTATGTAGACTTTATAAGAGCAAAGCAATGTTGTGTATCTGGCAATCATGTAGCAGACCCACATCATCTACATGCTATAGGCATGGGTGCAAACAGACAAAAGCCTAATGCCAGGCACTTCACTTGTGTGCCATTGAGTAGAGATATGCACACAGAGTTGCATCAAATTGGTATCAACAGATTTCAAGAAAAATACAAGGTTGACTTATGGCAAGAAGCTTATTACTTCTTTGTTAATTTCTTAGTACAAAAAGGAATAGTAGAATGAACACAACAGAACAAAAGTTTTATGCACTATTAACCTCAATAGAAGATAAGTTAAACACTTTAATTGAGTTGCAGAAACTCAAGAAAGAACCAATAAAAAAGACTACAAAAAAGCCAGTCAAACGAAAGAAAACTTGACAATCATTACTATTTCAATAGTCTTATAATATGGCTTTAAAAATATCTAACAAAAAACTTAAAGAGCTAATAGTAAAACATCATGGAATTGTTAAAAAAATTTGTGAATCTGCACAAATTTCTAGGCAATCTTTCTACGATAGAATTAAAAAACATGATGATATGAAAGAATGTTTGGAGAATGCCAGAGAGATGACTATTGATGTAGCAGAATCTAAACTAATTAAGTTGATAGAAGAAGGTCATTATCCAAGTATAAGATTCTATTTGGAAACACAAGCTAAACATAAAGGTTATACAATTAAACAAGAAGTTAGCAATACTCATACAATACAAAACATTTTAGAAGTACCAGAGATGCAAACTTATGAGCCAGACATTGATGAAATCAGAGAACACTAATGTTCTCTTTACACCAACAAAAAAACAGCTTGAGTTTTTAAAAGCAGGTCCAATATTCGAGGTTGCTTATTTAGGTGGTGCAGGTAGTGGTAAATCATCTGTGCTTTTAGTTGATGCAGTCAGACAGATGAACGAACCAGATGCTAAAGCAGTTGTGTTCAGAAGAACCACAAAGGAATTACGACAGCTAATCGATTATTCACAAATGTGGTACCCAAAACTAAATGGCAAATGGAATCAACATGGCTCATTCTGGCAATTTCCTAGTGGTGGTAAAATATTTTTTTCACATATGGAAACAGCACAAGATAAATATCAGCATGATGGTCAAGAATATTCTGCTGGTGTTTTTTTTGATGAAATAACTTCTTTTGAAGAAGAGCAGTACTTATATCTACATTCAAGATGTCGTACAACTAATCCTAAATTAGTTCCAAGAGTTAGATGCACAGGAACTCCAGTTGGCAGATATGTTGATTGGGTTAGAAAAAGATTTGTAGAACCAGGTGCATACAAAATACACAAAGATTCAGAAACCGAACTTTCTCGCTTATATATTCCTGCTACATTAGATGATAATCCTTATTTGAAAAATTCTGATAAAGGTTATGAGCAAAGACTTAAACAGCAAGGAGCAAAAATTTATAATGCTTTAAGGTATGGTGATTGGACTAAAATTGAAGGTGTCTGCTTTCCAGAGTTAGACCCAAATGTTCATCTAATATCATCTTATACACCAGAAAGCTCAGATGTAATTATAAGAGGATTCGACTATGGATTCTCTGCACCATTTGCAACTGTTTGGATTGCTTTTACTGGAGACAGAAAAATGATTGTTTTCAAAGAATATATTGGCACAGCAGATGGGAGCAACAAAGGCTTACAATTACCAGCAAATGAAGTTGCCCGTAATATACAGTCTATGGAGAAAGCATGGAACTTGCTTCCAATGTATTGTCCTTCAGATGTATCAATGTGGAACAGGCATAATACTGGTCAATCTTTAGCAGAAATATTTGAATCTGAAGGTTTAACTATGCACAAAGCCAACAATGACAGAATATATGGCACACAACAATTACACATGAGGTTAGCACAACAACAAGATACAAATAAACCAAGTCTTTATATTACAGAAGATTGCCCCTATACATTCAAAGCTCTACAACAAGTTGGTATTGATAAAAGAAACATTGAAACTTATGATACTACTGGATTTGACCACCCAGTAGATGCTTTAAGATATGGAGTAGTAGAAATACCAGTCGGAGAAGGAGCATCAAGTACCCCAGTAGAAACATTTGGCGATAGAATATCTTCTAATATGCCTTTTTAACCTTTACTTTCAGGTACAATTAAAATAAACTATTGTGTAATGGCTTTACTTGACAAGATTACTAAATTATTTCAACCACAAGAACCGACTAAAGTAAGATTAGGCGAATTAGCTAGTTCAGAATCTAAACTAGCTTACAAGAATGGAATTATACCATATAACCCTGATACATTGGTATCAAGAAAGGGTATGCAAATATATGACCAAATGAGAATTGATGATATGGTTAAGTCTTCCTTAAGCCTTAAAAAGTTTGCAACATTAGCACCTAACTTTAAAATTGTACCTGCATCAGACAGTTCCTCAGACAGAGAGATTGCAGACTTTGTAAATTATACAATAATGGAAATGGAAGGCTCAATGAATGATGCCTTGTTTCAAATTATGTCAGCTTTAGACTATGGTTATTCTATAACAGAAATTAATTACAAACTATATGAATCTGGACCTTTTGCAAACAAAGTTGGTCTTAAAAACTTAAAAACTAAAAGACCACATTGGTACGAATTTAAAGTAGATAAATTTAGCAACTTAAAGAAAAGAGGAATAATTTATACATTTGAAGGATTAGAAAAAAAATTACCAACAAACAAGTTTTTAATATTTAGTTATAACAAAGAGTTTGGTAATCATTATGGACAGTCAGACCTAAGAGCTGCTTATAGAGCTTTTTGGTCTAAAGACACAATTATAAAGTTTTGGAATATTTATTTAGAAAGATTTGCTA